TCTAAGTCAACCCGAGAGTTACGCTGGATGCGTGCCTTTGAATGGGACAAAAATGCCAACTACATCATCTGCAATTATGAAGCCGTAGTAAACGACTGGGATTGGATTTACGCTTACGAGTGGGGTGCTGTCGTATGTGACGAAGCTACAGCAATCAAGGGATTCAAATCCCAACGCTCTAAGCACGTAAAGAAGTTATCTAAAGACGTTCCAGTTCGTTATGCCCTAACCGGTACGCCTATTGAGAACGGTCGTCCTGAAGAGCTATACAGCATCATGCAGTTTGTTGACCCTAACGTTCTAGGGCGCTTTGATTTGTTTGACCAAACCTTTATCGTACGCAATCACTTTGGCGGAGTACAGCGGTACAGAAATTTACCTATCTTCCATGAGAAGATGAAGCAGGTTGCCGTACGTAAGACGCAGAAGGACCCAGATGTAGCGCCTTATCTTCCAGAAACAATTCATCTAGAACCCATCCTTATAGAGTTAGATAAGCCTGGTAAAGCAATCTACGAGAAGATTTCCTCAGACCTAGTACACGAACTACTTGAGGCACAGGAGTTGATGGGTGGTTCGTTTTCATTGGACGCTCACTACGGGCATGGGTACCAGCCTGGAAGCCCAGCTGATAAACTTCGTGGTTCCATAATGTCTAAAATAACTTCTTTAAGGATGTTGTGTGATTCCCCAGAGCTTCTAGTTGAAAGTTCAACTAAGTTTCATAACGGATGGCAGGAGATAAACGGTGAGAAAGTTAATCTTGAAGGTTCTCGTGGCGGTAGCGTTTATGTCGCTGGCCTTGAAGAAGCTGGATACCTTGCAAAAGCAAAGAAATCTCCGAAACTAGAAGCCGTCATTGACTTCGTCGTTGAGCACTTAGAAGCTAACGACGACCATAAGGTGGTCATCTTTACTTGTTACCTAGGTATGCTTCCCCTCATTCAGGAAGCTTTGACCAAGAAGAAGATAGTTAGCACTCTCTACTCGGGACTGCTAGACGCCAAAGCAAAAGAAGAATCTAAGACAAGTTTCCAAACTTCTAAAGACGTTAGGGTACTCATCTCTTCTGATGCCGGTGGTTATGGGGTGGACTTGCCTCAAGCCAATCTTTTGGTAAACTTTGATTTGCCTTGGTCATCAGGCACAGCAGTACAGCGTAACTCTCGTATCCGACGTGCCTCCAGCGAATGGAGCCATGTTGTGATTCAGGACTTCTTGGTGTTAGACTCTATTGAGGAAAGACAACACCAGATGTTGATGCAGAAGAACGCAGTTGCAGATGCTGTAATGGATGGGACTGGCATTAACACCAAGGGTGGTGTAGATTTAACGGTAGGAAGTCTTTTGAACTTCTTAAAGGGGGAATAACATGGCACGAGTGTCGCCAGCAGAAAACCGTAACATTGATGAGAATGACCTCATTGCACGAGCAAAGAAGTATTCATTCTTAAAGTCACAACTAGACTACTTAGAGAAAGAGCAGAAGGCTCTTCGTCTTGAGTTGTTTGAGGTCCTTGATACTGAAGGAGAAGAAGACGACAAAGGAAACATCCTTGTTGAACTTCCTGAAGAAGTTGATGGATACACAGCAGTAATGAAGCAACGCCGTGTCACTCGCAAAATTGATGACATCAAGGCTGAAGAAATCATTACTGAAAAAGGTATGGAAGATACCTTGTACAAGACTATCCGTGTCGTTGATGAAGATGCGTTGATGGCTGCTTTGTACAACGACGAACTTACAGAAGCAGAGATTGATGAGATGTATCCTCAATCCATTACATGGGCGTTGGTACTTAAGAAGTAACAATGGCAGGTCTACGAAGCGACGACGAAATTGAAAAGGCATTTGCCGACCTGGAATACATTCCTGGTTCCAAGAAGAAACGTCGTGAGCCAGACCCAAAAGTTTCCCGTCGCAAGTCGGGAGAAAGTAATGGTTGGGATGCAAACCCAATCATTAAAACATTAGGTGGACAGGAAACAGAAGTGTTTACCATCGGTGCGTTAGCACAAGCGTTGGAGAAACAGATTGTTACTGTTCGTCTATGGGAGCGCAAAGGTTACATACCACGTGCCCCGTATCGTCTTCGGGCAAAGACTCTTAACGGAGCCAAGACCGGAGGCAATCGGGTTTATACCCGAGCGCTCATAGAAGCGGCAGTTGATGAATTCAACCGTCGTGGACTCATAGGCTCCGCTCGTGTAGAGTGGGGTCAGCACGAAGACCTGACAGAGGCACTAATCAGCCGCTGGAAGGACATCACATCCACCGAGAGCCGTTAGGCCTCATTACCGAAAGACAACAAATGCCAATTACAAAGCCGTCAGTTGATGCTGACACCTACCTCGCTGAAGACAGCGAAGACATCCAACCTAAAGTTGGAACAACCGTCCAAGAAGGATGGGATGCAGTAGACGCTCTGCTCAACACAGAGAAGTCTGAGTTCCCAACCGACTTCCGTTTCTCCGAGGAACCACAGTTAGTTAAGTTCCTTCAGGACCGACCATTCGCAACCTACGAGCAGCACTGGATTGATGCCATTACTAAGGGCAAGAAGTCATTTGTTTGCATCGGAGATGGTTGCCCACTCTGCGAGATTCTTGGCGACAAGCCTCGTGGAAAGTTTGCTTTCAATGTTCTCGTACTTGTTGGTGAAACAACAGGTGTGCAGGTATTGACAGCACCACCATCATTGGCTCGTCAGATTAAGAAAGCACATGACGATGAGCGTAAGGGACCACTTGACCGTGAGTTCTGGGAAATTTCTCGCATGGGAACAGGTCCAACGACACAGTACACCCTCAACTATGTACGTGGACGTGACCTTGCTGAGGAGTGGAAGTTGTCATTAGACGACGTTACAGCACAGATTGCAGCTGCAGAACCCTTCACTGCAGATAAAGTTGTTCGTGAGACCCCTCGCTCTGAACTTCTAGAAATTGCACGTACCGTAGCGTAAAGCTTCCACAGTAGGGGGAGGCTTGTCATCCGTTTCCAAGCCTCCTTCTACACAACCAGAGGGGATTAACATGAACATCATTACAACAAAAGAACAGTTAGCAGACCTTGTTGAGTTTTACTCCAAGGTTGAGGGATTTGCATTTGACGTTGAAACCGTTGGAGAAAATCGTATCCAGCCTGTAGTCAACGATGTACTTTGGATTTCATTAGCCACAGATGGCAGAACAGATGTCATACCTATGGGTCATCCCAATGGTGAGTTCCTTCGTTGGGACAAAGAACTGTTGCTCAGTGGTCAAAAGAAAATTGCTGCAGGTAAAGAACTTGCAGACCTAAAGGAGACAGACTTCTCCAAGAACCAAGCCAAATGGACACCTGTGTTTGATACTCCACCGGAGCAACTACTCCCCGGTGATGTGTTCAAGGCTCTTAAGCCTTTATTCTTTAGCGACAAGTTGAAGGTTGGTCACAACGTTAAGTTTGACCTTAAGTCAATCGCTAAGTACTACCGAGGCGTAGTTCCTACTAAGCCATTCTTTGACACCCTTATGGCAGCGTTCATCCTTGATAACCGCAATCGTGGCAAGTTAGGTTTAAAAGACTGTGCCGAGAAGTATCTCAAGATTAAGGTAGAGAAAGGCATTGGAGCAATGGTGGAAGTCCACTCATTCTCCGATGTTGCCTACTACTCAGGGTTTGACTCTGAAGTTACTTGGAAGTTGTACAAGGAGTTAGCGCCAAAATTAACAGGAAGCCTTGCTCGTGTATGGCAACTAGAGATGGATATCGTTGCATCTTTGTGTGACATGGAGTTAGCAGGAGCAACTGTTGATGTTGAGGAACTTGAGAACCTAAAGAAGAAACTTGAGATTGACATTGACGATGCCAAGGCCCGTGCTTGGAGACTAGCAGGCAAGCCATTCTCTATGAACTCGGTGCAGGAGAAGCAGAAGTTGTTGTTCTCTCCCAAGCCAGAGGGACGAGGCATCAAGCCAAACGTAAAGGTAAAGATTGCATTGACCAGCAAAGGTCAGGATGCAGCAGCAGCTAACCAGCCATTGACTATCAACCATTACTCAGTGTCTGCAGATGCCATGGAGTTCTATCGTTCTAAAGACGAATTGGTAGATGCTATCTTGGATTACCAAGACCTCAACAAGTTGATGACTACCTATGTTATGCCGTACTTGGGCGGAGAAATTACTCGCACAAACCTAGGAAAAGCCAAGGTTGTAGAGAAGAAGTCACTGCTTATTAACGGCAAGGTACACACCAGTTTTAAGGCGCATGGAGCAGAGACAGGGCGTTTCTCCAGTAGTGACCCTAACCTACAGAACATTCCTAGCAGCGGAACATACGGAAAGTTAATCCGTAATCTATTTGTTGCACCGGAAGGTTACAAGTTAGTAGTGGCTGACTACTCTCAGATTGAGCCACGCATCATTGCTTCGTTCTCTAACGACCCCATCATGATGGATAACTACCTCAACGGTAAAGACATCTACACCACCATTG